CAGTTCCGTCTGCGGATTCAAATTTTAAACCTGAAGCGGTAGCCTCATCATCAAGTTTTATATGTAACTTAGTATCTGGAGCATCAGTCCCCACGCCCAAATTAGCACCCAATACGGATATATCACCAGCACCATCAAACTCTATTCTCTCAGCATCATCAGCTATACCTATGGATGTGTCATCACCCATCACGATGTTGCCTGACATGGTTCCACCTGCTAACGGCAGTTTTTCTGCTATGCTATTAGTTACTGTAGTAGAGAAGTTTGCATCATCACCAAGTGCGGCAGCTAATTCATTGAGGGTATCCAGAGCGGCTGGTGCAGAATCAACGAGGTTGGTTACCTCAGTACGTACATAGGCAGTACTGGCGGCTTGAGTGGTATTAGTTGCGGCTGCTGCAGTAGGGACTGCTGGTGTACCAGTAAAAGTAGGAGAGGCTTTATCCGCTTTTAAATCAATTTCTGCCTGGGTAGCTACATCTGCTGTAACTTTTGCTGCAGTTACTGAATTATCTGGTATGTCTGCACTAGTTAGGGGGGCTGCCCCCGGCTTACGTCCAAGACTTGCCATATTACGTTATCTCCAAGAAACTCATTATCACATCACATGAGGATGCTGTATTTGAGGTTACAGTTATTTTATCATTCTCAATCAAAACGATTTTTTGATCACCTCCGACTACTATTAAAGATCCGCCAGTGGGAATCGGGGCATCCTTAACTATGTGAGTTACAACAGGTCCGGTAGTATTAATTAGTTGAACAGTTACCGATATAACTCCTGAAGTCACATTAGCCAGGGTCATCCCAATTAAAGTGGTTTGAGTATTTGCAGCAACATCGGCACCAACATCTACTGCACTTGTTCCTACCTGTCTGAGTGTTCTATTTTTAAATGCATTTGCCATAATTATCCTTTAATATCAGTGTCATCCGAGAGCAATAGACATTGCCACGGCTGCATTATTTGCTATTACAGTGTTATCAGCTATATCAGTTAGCATTTCTGAACTAACCCTAATCTCTACAGCATCTCCTGAGGAATGCCCTGCTGACGTAGCAACGCAAGTTAAACTTGTAGATGCAATAGACGTTACTTTTATAACTTCGCTATTTATAGTTACGTAAACCCAATCATCACTAGTTAAAGTGGGAAATAGAGAACTACTTGTTATGGGTAAAGCAGTAACCCCGGCAGCTATATTAGCTGTAAGGGTAGTTCGCGCACTATTACTAAATTTAACAGCCATAAAACACCTTTAATTATGATACAGTTATAGTCCAGCTAATAGATACAGTATCATCAGTACCTTTATTAATAATAGCAAACACTGTTCTAGCTAACATATCCCCTGCTGAGCTTGCATTAAAAATACCTGCTTCTTCTATAGCTAAAGCTCCTATAGAATCTGACCAGGTAGCATCATACTGTATTGTAGCGTTTGATACAGTTCCGCCCGCAGTAGTTAATGCTATCCTATTTAGTTCAGTTCCTAAAGCTGTATTTCCCACAGCAGCAGCAGCACTACCACTACCTACAGCCATGTGTGTCATTTCTCCTAATTGAGTAAACCCACCACCACCATCTTTAAATCTATTAGCTACCCAGTTTTTACCTGCAGTAACTACAAGATTATCACATTGATGGACTATTTCATTATTGAGGGATATTTGCAATGCCCCAGTTATTTCTAAGTTATCTGTAATCATATTTTTTCCTAATTAAGTGTTATTTCATTAAGTAATCTTGTTCCCACCATTCTTGCTAATAGTAATGTTGGAATAGCTGTATCACTTATAACGGCTACATTGCCTTTAACCCCATTTACACTTTTATTAATATCAGCAAAATCATCTAAGCTGAGTCCACTAGCAAAGTATTTATGAATAGTATTTGCAGCTCCATCAGAAATATTTGCAGTATCTGAAAATATTTTATTCGAAACTGTCGCAAGTACATCTGAAATAGTCGTCAGATCTGTCTTTACTGAGGAAGTAACTGCTGCATATACATCTGACATAGTTGCCAGATCATCTGTACTTCCTGGAGTAACTGTTGTTTGACTATCAGTACTTCCTGCACTATTTAGTAAAAACCCATTAATTAAACTTGAATTTAATAATGCATCATATTTTAAATCCCCTACATGTAATTCTTCAAATCTATCCCTAAAAAATTGATTAAAGGTGCCAAGTACATCAGTTAAAGGTATTGTATCACCAAAATAATCTCTAATAACGTACTTAACTACAGAATCACTGAGGATTACTTCATCAGATTCATTTCTAGTCAGCTCTGTCTGTATCGTATCTGTAAGAGTGAAATCTTCATCTATCCTTTGATTTTTACTAACTACATCTAACAGAATACTTATTGCTATATCTTGGTAGGTTACCGTTGGCGCTACCTTCTGATAACTAAGTTCTGCCTGAAGTTTCTCCCAATCAACAATCCAATTTATTTTCATTAGAACTGTTCTCTAACTTTGAACTTAAGCTTGTCATACACTGTTTGCACTTTATCACTTGCATCAGTTAGCTGAAGTTCCCCTTCATATATTCCTGCAGCTACATCTAAAGAATCATCTGGCCAGTTCAAATAGCAAGTACCTGCCGCAGCACTAGTTATACCAAGATTTATTGTGCTTAATACAGTAGTACTGTCTATTGCTTTAAATTTTAATTCAATGCTATACCCAGTTATATCGATAATTTCCCAGGTTGAAGAATCATTTTCGTCTAGTGTTTTCCCGGCAACTGCTGTTGCGGAATCTCGTATAGTGAAGTTTATTTGAGGCTTAGTATCTCCTTGAACTAAGTTTATTGTTTCAAAGTAGGCCATAATTTATATTTTTATGTAGGGGACACTTTTTAAATTTAATTTAGTAAATAAATATTAATTTGTCAAGTGTTATTTTAAATAAATCCATTATCCACTAATTTATTATTAGTTTCTGTCTCGTTATCCCCACCTAACCCACTAGCAATAACTTGTCTGCAATTGCTCTCATAACGCAAGTAGTAGCTATTATTTTCTTCTTTAATATCACCACTAATAGCACTATACGCTTTATACGCAGCATAATTTAATACAGCTTCTGTGTACACATTACTTATATTTAAAGAATGGTTTACTTGGGTAATCACTGTAGGAGAAGCGGCATATACTAAAATAATTTGTGTAGTGCCTTTAGCAGTATCTGTACCTTTCACAGTCACTTTAAATGGTTCCGGTATAAGCAAAGATACAGCAGTATCCACATTATCTACAATTTTTCTATAGGTATCTTTTATGGGAATTTCTACTTTCTCACTGTCATTGTAGTATGCGTAGACAGGAGCTAAAAAATCATCGGGCAGTACGTAATCTTCATCATTTATAGGATGATCTATTTCATACTGTTTCTGCAGTAAGTGAAATCTTTTATGTATAGCTAGATTAGCTAAATTTAAATAGTTAATATATTTAGTTCTATTCGTTTCTTGCAGGGCAGTTGGTGTACTGGAAGGGTTAACTGACATATCCCCTACATCCTGAATAGCTAATTTGTAAGTTTCCCCGTTTACCAGGTAATTTATATAGTCAGATGCTTTCATTGCATTCCTTTTTATACAAAATATGAATTATCAGTGACTTTAACATCATCACTACCCCATAAAGATGTTCCAGGTATAGCTTGAGTATCTTCATCGTATTCTACACTTACTTCACTGGGTTTCCATGTATTCAGCTCAGCTAGCATAGATATAGTATCGATTTGATCATCATGTTTACTTTTAAATCCTTTAACAGTAGCTAATTGTAATTCTACCATCATTTCTTTTAATTCGTCACTATCTTTTAATTCTTCCGGGAACCATATTTTCTTCATTTTAAACAGTGGAACTACATTTTCCTGGAACCTGCTCATTTTATCTTTAATGGGTCTTATTCCAATGTTATTCCCATTTTTTCCTTTTGACAAGTTAAAATAAATATTTCTTGATGTCATCTCATTTTGGACCCAACTAATAAAACCCCCCTGTTGCCCTGTGATCTCTATTCCTACTTCTAAAGGGGAATACTCCTGAACTAGCCTAAACAAATTATCCACAGTGGCATTCATAAGCATTTTTTTACAAACTCCATCTACCCACAGCCAATCTCCATTATTATTATGCGCCCACACATTAATTACACTAAAATCTGCGTGTTCACGATCACTTGTGGCAAAATCAGTAGTAATATAAAAATTATATGCTGATTTATTAGTAATTACACTGCTTCTGGTATACCAGATAACATCTGAATCCAGGATTAGTCTTTCCTCTTCCGACATAATCCTGAGCATTAACTCCTGGTTAAACGTATCTAGCTTACCTGCTCTAACTGCATTATCGTATTCCAGTTTTACAAAATCATAACTAAACCTATCCTCCCAGCTGCCTTTAAATTCTTCCCTAGTACAAGGAAACTGCTCACATACCGGATACACATTTACAACCCAGGCTCCACTTTCTACTGCCTTATACAACGGGTCTTTAGCATTAAACGGAGTACCACTCCATATAGTTTTCTTCTTAGACGGATGTAGTGCGTAGTTAACTGCTTTATACACAGTGTCTTCTATATTGGATATAACTGGAGGGGACCTGGCATCCGAATCTCCTACTAAGTCATCCAATACTGCCAGGGTAGGTCTTTGTCCTATTTCCTTAGCACCACGTACACCACTCAAAGCACCATATCCCCTAACTACAAATGATTTACCTGCGGCATTAGTAAACTCCCACCTAATATCAGTAAATTTAGTTTCAGGAATATATTGCTGTAAAAATTCACTATTTTCCCATCTGAACTCTATATTCTTTCTCAGGTTCTTTACTCCATTTTCTACACTATCTGAGACATACATGGCAAATCCGACATCCCCAAATCCAGGTATACCTCCATAAGTAGCTATATACAAAAACAGGTATTCTGAAAATATTGAAGTTTTTGAACTACCCCTATGCGCCATATTAGCGGTATTCTGTTTCTTGCCAGCAATATTATCCAGCATGTGATAATGCATTACCGGAGTTTTGTGCTCTTCTCCTTTACCCCCATTAACTAATTTAAGGAAGCTGACAAACTCCAGTGCAAACTCACTGGGCACATATA